CAGGGAAGTCCTCATTCTGCAGGAGCATTGCAGCTTCACTATTACAAGATGGAAACAGGGTCGGTTACTTGGCTCTTGAAGAATCGAATAGGCGCACTGCTCTCGGTCTAATGAGTACAGCAGTGGGTACATCACTACACATTGGTGAGCATACTGCTGAAGACTTAACAAAGATCTATGACCAAACACTTGCAAACTGGAATTTATACTTGTTCGATGGTTTTGGATCTTATGACCCTGACGTTATTTACAACCGGATTGAATATCTTGCGGTTGGACTTGATACCAAGGTTATCTTCCTTGATCACCTCAGCATCTTGTTGAGTGGTCTTGAAGGAGATGAGCGTAAGACTATTGACCGTACGATGACACGGTTGCGCTCACTTGTTGAGCGTACTGGTATCTCACTGTTCCTTGTCTCACACTTACGCCGCACACAATCGGATAGTAATCATGAAGAAGGAGCACGTGTTACACTTGGACAGTTGCGCGGAAGCGCGTCAATTGCACAGCTTTCTGACGCTTGCATTGCGCTCGAACGCGATCAACAGGGTGGACCAGAACACTCTGATACAACTGTGCGAGTCCTTAAGAATCGCTATTCTGGGGAGACAGGCGTAGCCTGCACAATCCGTTACGATTTAGATTCCTGCAAATTTATTGAGAATGAAATTGAACCCGAATTCGACCCCACAACAGACTTTTAAGCACCCCTGGTACACCTATCAGGACCTTAAGCGTCCTAATCCTCCCACTGAAGAAGCAGTTAAAAAAGCTCAATTTACCGATAAGACCTACGTTTGGAAAACTAAGTAGTGCTTGTATTTGACATTGAAACAGACGGATTACTCCATGATGTCACCCAAATCCACTGTATTGTCATCCATGATACAGAAACTGATACTACACTCACGTATAATGATCAAGGGGATAAAGACCCCATTGTCAGGGGTATCAACTACCTGGCGCAAGCTGATCAGATCGTAGGACACAATATCATTAACTATGATATTCCTGTGATCCGTAAGCTTTACCCTTTCTTTGAACCTGAAGGGGAGATCATTGACACTCTCATTTTATCACGTCTCTACCATCCTGATATGATGGAGCTTGATAAGCGACACAACTGGAGAAACATGCCACTACAACTGTATGGGCGTCACTCTCTAGAATCTTATGGCTATCGCCTTGGTGAATACAAGGGTTCCTTCGGTAAGACTACCGATTGGAAAGAATGGTCACAAGAAATGCAGGACTACTGCATACAAGACGTTATTGTTACCACCAACCTATGCATTCATTTCCAGCCATACCTGAATGGGTCACGCTAGAGCATGAAGTTGCAACTATTCTAACTCAACAAGAGCATCATGGATGGTACTTCAATCAGGAAGCTGCTAGAGAATTTGAACTCGATCTCAGAAAAGAGCTTCAGACTATTACTCAAGCACTGGAAAGGCGTTACCCTTACGTCCCAGGAGTTGAGTTCTGTCCAAAACGAGATAACAAAACTAGAGGATACGTGGCAGGCGCCCCGTTCACCAAGCTCAAAGATCTAAACCCTTACTCACGAGATCACCTCGCATGGATTCTAACGACTCACGACAAATTCGATCCGAATGGGACGCTAACGAAGTCAGGGAAGCTGGTCATAGACGAGACGACCCTGAAGAACCATGGTACTGGTCTCGCATTGGAAATGTTGAGGGTCTTGGAGATTGGCAAGATGCTGGGGATGATATCGGAAGGCGCGAACGCATGGCAGAAGCTATGTACGAGTGCTAGCCGTATCCACCACCATTGTTCAGTTGCAACTTCTACACATCGATGCGCCCACAGATCACCGAATCTAGGTCAAGTGCCCTCTGATGAGAGAGCACGAAGACTATTTATACCAACTCCGGGTCAAGTCATGGTCGGCGCTGATCTTAGTGGCATTGAGCTTCGCATGCTTAGTCACTATCTCGCCCGCTATGATACCTACTTCGGAGACAACCTCCTCAACGGGGATATCCACCAAGCTAACGCAGATAAAATAGGCATTACCCGTAAGCTCGTCAAAAATGTTACTTATGCGTTTTTGTACGGGGCGGGAGATGTCAAGATCGGACTGACTTATGACCCACTACTCAGCAATGCTAGAGCTAAATCCAAAGGTAAAGAAATCCGCGAGGCGTTTATTGCTGCGATTCCTGGACTCTCTGATCTTCTTGCTGCAACTAAAGCAGCGAGTGATCGGGGGTATGTTAAGGCGATTGATGGACGCAAGATCAAACTGTCGTCACCGCATGTTGCACTCAACTACTTACTACAGGGATCTGCTGGAGTAATCGCTAAGCGCTGGATGGTTATGGCACATGCCAATCCATTCTGCTGTAATCAAATTGCTTTTATCCATGACGAACTCCAATACGAATGTGATCCAGAACACGCTGAGTCTCTCAAGTTCAAGCTTGAGCTCAGTGCAGTTGAGGCAGGGGAGTTCTACAATCTACGAATTCCCATCGCAGCTGAAGGGAAAATTGGAGCAAGCTGGGCAGACGTGCACTAAGGAATGTCAGTTTTGTAAGGAAGAGCTGCCACTTGATGAGTTCCACAAAGATAAGAACCGCAAGGATGGCAGAGCTTTCATCTGCAAACCATGTACCAGAGCTCACACCAAGTTGGTACGAGAGCTCAAGAAAGTGTCACCTCCAATGCCCACTCATTGTGACTGCTGTGGAAAGGAGACCGAATCAAGAAAGATGAGGTTTGACCACGACCACGAAACAGGTTTATTCCGTGGCTGGATATGCCAGAACTGCAACCTTGGCATAGGTCAGCTTGGAGATAACCTAGAGGGCGTCATAAACGCCGTACAATATCTATCCCGTGAAACTACTAATCGATGCTGATTACATCGTCTACAAATCCTGTCAGGTCTGCGAAACAGAGATTGACTTCGGCGATGATGTCATCGTTGTCACCTCTAAGTTCTCGGATGCGTACAAACAAACACTAAAGGAGATCAACAAAATTGAGTCTAACTTCTTCAGTAGTAGCAGTACTATTCTCTTCTTTAGCGATTCTGTCAATTTTCGGAAGTCTATTTTCCCGGACTACAAAGGACACAGAAACCGAAAGAAACCCTGTGGATACAGACGTGTAATCGAACAACTAAAAACTGAATACGAAGTGATCAGGATGCCTACACTAGAGGCTGATGACGCCATGGGGATCTATGCAACTCTTCATGCAGACAATGTGATCTGCAGTCCTGATAAAGATATGCGCCAGATTCCTGGCAAACTCTATGACCTTGATGAAGTAAAAGATGTTACTCCTGAAGAAGGTAAACAATGGCATTATATCCAGACACTTGCTGGCGATCAGACAGATGGTTACAGCGGTGTGCCTGGGATTGGTGTTAAGCGTGCTATTGCTCTGTTTGAAGAGCATGGGTACAACTGGTCAACCATAGTCAAAGCATTCAAGGAGAAGGATCTTGATGAAGATGTTGCTCTCATGAACGCCAGACTTGCCAAGATCCTTACCATTGATGACTATGACCTCGAACAAGAACGACCCATCCTCTGGACTCCCACCGATGCCGGTGACGGAGATGACGATGGAGCAGGAGTTCAATTACAGGAGGCTAGCGGATCTGCTGCCTGAAGCTAATAAGGATGATATCATTACCATCTTTATGGCACTTCAGAAGCAGAACTACTGCCTCTCAAATACAATCAAAAAATTACTAGCAGAATGGCCTATTCACCCTACTCACCCGACTACTACACAAGGGGAAATATCCAAGTTTGGGATTTTATTAGAGATCAAGGACTTTCCTTCCACCTAGGTAATGCTATCAAGTACATCTGCCGTGCTGGTCACAAGGATGATTACAAGGCAGACCTAGTTAAAGCAATCCACTACCTTGAAAACGAACTGTTAAATGTCACTGCTGTCCAACCAAGCCATCGAGTTCCGCCGAGCGTTCAATACACCGAACAGTTTGAGCCGCCGGAACCTACAGAAGAATTTGATCGTTGAGGAATTCAAGGAGTTCCTAGAAGCTGATCAAGAGATGCACCTCATGGATCACCTATCCAAGGAGGCGTGTCTCAAGGAGCTTGCTGATCTAGTCTATGTGTGTGCTCAGTACGCTGAGAACATGGAATGGGATCTAGAGCAAGCACTACGCCGTGTACATCAGAGCAATATGAGTAAGCTTGATGATGACGGCAAACCTATCTACCGTGAAGACGGTAAGGTCCTTAAGGGACCAAACTACAAACCACCTAAACTTACTGACTTAGTATAATGTCTGATCTCATCTCTCGCACAGGTCGTGTGCAATCTTGGATAGATGATCCCACCTCCCGATTGCCAGTATCGTGTACGGTCATGTCCGTGCAAGACTCAATGACTGGAGAGGATGGGATAGAGGCAAGCTGGCGATTCGTGTCTCACGCATTGAGGCACGGAGCTGGCGTTGCTATCCACCTTAGTAACATCCGCCCATCTGGGTCGGAGAATGGTAAAGGATTGACCGCTAGTGGTCCAGTTTCCTTTGCTAAAATTTATTCCTGCCTTAATGAAATCTTAAGGCGCGGAGGAACCTACAAAAATGGTGCCGTAGTGTGCCACTTAGATATTGACCACCCCGATTCACTCGAATTCATTCAGACACCCCGGCATGAACTACCTTGGATCAAACGCTGCATCAATCTCACTGAAGAATCCTGGCATGAGTACCCCCACAAACCGGAACTCCTCGAAGGGATTCGGAAAGGCGACATCTGGCTAAACAAAATCCGTTACGATGAAAATGGCAACCGAA